CTTAGGTGAGTATTTTAGATCTCTGGCTCGGGCAATAGAACTCAGCACGATATGTCGATGTTCACCGCGATACTGACCACGCCCTCCAATCAATGATCCTTGTTGGAATTTTGGGTTGACTGAAAACATAAAGTCTGACTGCACGAAGCCGTTGACTTGATCCCCTGCGATAGGTGTTTTTAAATGCACACTGTCTCCACTGAGCTTGACATTTTCTTTGCCAAACTGTGCAATTAACTTAGCTGCAAATTCTTTTTTGTCTACTTCATTGGCATCCACTGAGAGGTCTAGATCACCTGAACTGTTCAGCTCAAAGGTGCCATCTGGATCTTCTTTGCGTCCTGTGGTTCCCAGCCATTTCACCGGTTTTTTATCATCTGGATCTAGTTCTTTGGTGAAATCAAGACCAGTGATCTTTTCTATGTAGTCTATGGTAGCTGCGACATCTTTGGTAGCGATGCGCTGTGTTAGTGATTGTTTATTGGCATCTTTGAATACATTGCCACCTTCAAATAGTTTATTCATCGTTGATAATTCTCTGCGATTTACGAGATTCTGTTATTTTACGGATACCACGGGTGAACTTGGCAGGATCCTGTCCGCGGATAGCGTTGACAAATCTGCGCTCAAGCTCATCTGCCTGTTCTGGAGTATACTGCTTGTGCAGGCTTTCCAGTAGATTAATAGCTGAATTGATGATGTTAGTGGCTCTGCTTTCAAACAGCGCATCCTTGTTGCGTACTTCAGCTATTTCATTCAGCTCTTGCAGTATTGAACGAGTTCTAAGTTTCATGAGTGGTTCCGTTGATATTATATTTAACCTAAACTCGAGATTGTTAAAATGATATTATTCAGCATAAATTGTGCAATCGCACAATGCCCGACTAAATACTCAGTAGAAACCATAAGAACCTGCACACACTTACAGAGGAAAGTACAATGAAACACATATCACAAAGGATGCTGATGATCTTGGAACGTTTATCCGAAATGTTTCCAGGTAGCAGTTATCAATCAAGTCTAGATGCATATCTAGCAGACAAAGGCATTACCGATGCCGCCCAATTAGAAAACTATATCCGTCAGTTTAACTATCAAAAGGAACAATACCTATGAAAACAATTCTCAACTATATTTGGTCAATATTTGATTCATTCGGCCGAGCTCGTGCTGCCAGTCATTTGGCTCGCATCGGACAGTACGAAGCAGCTAAACGTGTGATGGCAGAATAGCTTGCTGCGCCGCAAGGCATATATACATACACACAGGAGGTCTTCTAAATGACCACAGAGTTTTCACACGTTAAAGGATCTGAAGTAGAGTTTAAAGGTGGCGGGTTACGTGACTTTTTTCTTTACAAAGATCTTGGCGTCGCAGATGCAACACACGGGCGTGTGCTTGCTCATATTACCCGAGCAAACCTACCGCCAGAGAATTCGGGCGGCACTGGATGGCACATTCACGTAGCAGAATTTCAAATAGTATACATGTTGAAAGGTTGGGCCAAATTCATGTATGAAGATAAAATCCATCTAGTTGAAGCTGGCGATTGCGTACAGCAGCGTCCAGGTATCGTGCATTATCTCTACGACTACAGCCCAGATATGGAGTACCTAGAAATCATCATGCCGGCAGACTACGGCACAGAACCCGCAGAAGGACCTTGCGATATTCCAGCACCAACACCGTGGAAATAAACAATGACCTTGGTTTATATACACGGAGCTAGTGCTACTAGTGAAAGTTTCAATTATATCAGAAGTAAGATTGGGCAAGGCATAGACATTAACTATGACAGTCGCAATGGATTTGAGAATAATCTTGAAGACATGAAAGCACAGTTGAAAGATGTTCGAGATATGTATTTTCTAGCACATAGTTTAGGTGGCATCTATAGTTTACACATAGCCAATGCTATGCCTAATCGAGTATTAGGTGCAGTGACTTTGAGTACACCCTATGGCGGTGCGGAGGTAGCAGACTATGCCAAATATTTTTTACCTTTTAGCCGACTAATGCGTGACATCGGGCCAAACAGTTGGGCTTTCAAACAGGCTAGCCAGATTAAAATTCAACACCCTTGGACCAATGTCGTTACTGTAAAAGGACAAAGCCCTTTTATGTTGGCACACAATGATGGTGTAGTTACAGTTGCCAGTCAAAAACATCACGAAGACATGGAATTGATAGATGTTGACTACAACCATTATGAAGTGGTATTGGCAGAACCTGTGATAGAAATCATCCGTGAACGGATAAACAGAATCACAAAATAGTTGTTTTTTTTTAGTTAGGCATATATAATAAACTAACAGCGAAATAGAAGTAGTTGTTAGACACAGACATTACACACAGGAGATATAAAATGTCAGAACTTTATACAGCACCAAAACTACCAGAAGTTAAATTTAACAAGAACGGTTACGAAATCCGTAGCGATATCTTGGGCATGGCAAAAAGCCTAGTACAAGACGATTTTCAATCGAAGTTTGCCGGTTGGGAAATGACTGCAAAGCGTGATGAAAAGACTGGTCAGATCGTAAGCACCGTTAGCATGCCAGAGTTTCCAGGACTTGACAAAGTTCTAGAAACAGCTGAAAAGATGTACGCATTTGTTAACGCTGGCGTGAAGAAATAAGTTACGCTCATAGAGCAATACAATTTAGTGGTAAAAGAAAAGCAGCCTCCGGGCTGCTTTTTCTTTATCTAACTGTAGCTAGTTTGAAAAACCTAAGTATGCTGATGTACATCCAACCTATATCAAACTCCCACCAACGTTGACTGAACTTAGCTGAAGCACCATCAGCATGATGATTGTTGTGTAGTTCTTCCCCGCCAATCCAGATAGCCCAAGGAATTAAATTGCGGCTAGTATCTTTGGTATCTGTGTTACGGTAACCCCACCAGTGGCTTAATCCGTTAATGACACCTGCGGCAAAAAACGGAATCCATATCATTTGAATACCCCACACTACAAATCCCCACGGTCCAAAGAGCAAAAGGTCTATGACCAGCATTAAAAGAATACCTGAGCGACTGTGTGCGGAGTAAAGGTTGCGTTCAATCCAATCATTAGGGCAGTCCTTGCTCAAGGAGTCTACCATTGCGGTGTCTTTGCTGGCTGAATGATATAAGAATGCTCCGCCGAATAGCACACGCCAAATGCCATAGATTTGTGGACTGTGCGGATCGCCCTCTTGGTCCGAACGTTGATGATGCTTGCGATGTATAGCTACCCATTGTTTGGTAACCATTCCAGTAGTTAACCAAAGCCAGGCTCGCATAAAATGGTTAACCGCAGGGTGAAATTGAACAGCTCGATGTGTTTGGCTTCTGTGTAGATACAGCGTTACACAGGCTATAGTGATTTGTACCATCACTAGGGTATAGATTATTATGTTCATATTTTACTTAGTCGGTTGACAACAGCCCAAAATAATAGTATAATACTGTTATGAAAAAGAAAATTATACTCACAGACGCAGATGGAGTGTTGTTAGATTGGGAATACGCATTTGACGTATACATGCAACAACACGGTTTTAACAAACAAGATGGCGGCAACCTAAAATACAATATTGGTAGCCGTTATGGTATTGATGCTGATCAAGGCAAAAAGTTAATCAAAATCTTTAACGAATCAGCACACATGGGTTTTCTACCACCCTTACGTGATGCCATGTATTACGTTAAAAGACTACATGAAGAACATGGTTACGTGTTCCATTGTATTACTTCAATGAGTTCAGATGCAAATGCACAAGAGTTACGCAAAATGAATTTGTGCAAACTGTTTGGCAAAACAGCATTTGAAAAGTTTATTATTCTAGATACAGGTGCTGACAAAGATCAAGCACTTGCTCCTTACAAGGACAAGGGCTACTATTGGATCGAAGACAAGATCACCAATGCTGTTGTAGGTCATAAGCTAGGTTTGAAAAGTCTATTAGTTGAGCATGGACATAACATGGACTATGAACATCCAGAAATTCCACGTGTGAAAAGCTGGAAAGAAATCTACGAAATTATTGTAGGCTAAATATTTCGGGGAGTAACTAACCAACAGGTGTTGGTTTTATAGGTCGTCAACACGGTATACATATACCCGGTCTATAGACAAAGAGGTGAGACCATAACTTTTAAGGAAGATATGGAACTATTCACGCTCCAAGCCCTTTGGGCATTTCTCGCTATCATTTTGATAGACAT